GCAATGGACAAGTTTGGAGAACACCAGACCTTAGTACTGCATGGACACAGTTAACAGGTGATGATTTTGACCTAACAGGACCATTCAGTGACCCCAGACAGGAATCATTTGCAACCGATGGATTTGGTAATTTGGTTGTTGGTAGGGTCGATAGTGCCAATAATAATCTTCTAGTGTCAACAGATTGGGGTGCTACTTGGACAAAAGTTAATACACCGGACATCATACCGGGCCCAGTTTCATGTAATAGAGCCGATACTATTGGAGCGGTGCGATGGGGTTTAGGTGCACAAAGTTTAGCCGCAGGAGATTATGCTACCGCTTGGGTTGATGCTGGTGATGACCCATCAATTGCTGGTAATTGGAACACGCAACTGACAATGCCCACGGCTGCTTATACCGATATTGGTCCGTGTATTAGAACTGGATTTTGGGGTGTCGGAACAAAAGACAAACAATTTTGGGTACATCGACACGCATTTGCTTTTTCTTCTTTAAATTCAAACACTTTGAGTCAAAAAATAGAAAGTACGTATAATGAGCCTTTTTTTTCTATTGACGGGGAAGCCGACACAAATAAAGTAAAATTTGTAAAAGATGTAAATTTCCATAATATCGGCATGGTTGTTACCGCCAACCCTGACCTAACAGGTGGTAAGGAATTTTTCCCCACGATTGCCGATGCATCCCAACGTGGATGGAGATATTCCCCGACATGGGATAGGGTGTTTGTTCTTGAAGATAATAAAACTAGATACTCGCTTGTATTGCCTAACGGAACCAACATTGGGCGGATATCTTTGGATTTTGGGACCAACCAATTAAATCTTGGGGATGTATTTGATAATGGTACTAATTTATATCAATTTCAGGTTACGCTGACTGGGCTTTCACCAAAAATATTTAGGTGTATAAATCTTTAAGGAGTTTATTATGGCAGAGAAGATAAAATTAAGAAGAGACACTTCAACTAACTGGGCAACCAATAATCCTATACTTGCTGAGGGAGAACCCGGTGTAGAAATAGATACAGGTATATTAAAAATCGGTGACGGTGCTACTGCATGGGATACTCTGATAGGAATATCTGGCGGCGGTGGAGAAGGCGGGGGTGGTATACCGTGGGATGACTTCGTGACCGTTGATGGTTCCGGTGACGGTGATTATCTGTCACCCAATGATGCGTGGACTGCTGGACATAAACAGATGTACATAATGGACGGTGAGTATACAATTACCGGCCCGTTTGGATGGGATATGGCAACAGCGTCCAACACACTACAGATTAATATAATTGGACAAAGTAGAGCAAAAACACGATTTGTGTGCGACCCCACCGCTATATACAGTATATTTGAGGGTGACTGGACGGGTAGGGTTGCGCCTTCCGGTACAATTAGCTGGACTGAGGGCGATTTAATTGTATCTGGCATCAGCACAGCATTTACCACAGAGTTCAGAGTTGGGGATTATATCGGCAAAAGCTATCTTCCGTTCGGAAGAGTTACACATATTTTTAGTGATACCAGTATGTTAGTCGATAGACCATACAACAACACATCTCTCACAAATACTACATATGAGGCTAGGAGGTGTGCTGATTTACATATAACAAACCTTGCTTTCGTTAACGATTTACAAACTGATTATACTGCGATATTTAACAATCCTTTTATTTCACCCGGTGCCAATTACACGTCAATACCCAATCAGTGGTTTACAAATGTACTGTTCCACTATGACTATATACACGAAGACCAAGGCGGCGCAGACGGACGCTACCAGACTTGCTCATTCACTCATCCCGATAATTTCGCCACATATGGACCTAATAATACTACATATGATGACTGTTTCTTGACAAACAGTTTATATCTTTACACAAACTCTATAGTGACGAACTGTGTGGTGACGGGAACCGCCCTGACCGTTGAAGACAATGTAAGAATAAGTAACACACGTTTCCTAGACAAAGACCTTTCAACCGTTAGCTCAATTAATAACACAGGCAATAACGTTAGAGTTACGGGTTGTACCGATGTCAATGGTCGATACGAACAACCAGTATAAGGAGAACATATGAATATAACAGTTACAGGTAACGAAACTGAAAACGAAATTATTACTTTAGTTTGTAGGGGATTAAAAGACGAACCAACTATAGATAATTTCAAAGCCTTTCGTAAGGGGTCACAAGGTAAGACCAAAGATGAGGTTGTGAGTTTGGCTATATCATTTGATGTGTCATTTATTTTCGACCTAACAGAAGTACGCGAAAGGGCATACGTGGTTATTGATACTGCTGCCAATAAGGTTGATGCCAAATACACAACCACGGGTGGACAGATGCCAGCTATATATCAGGGCAAAATCAAACAGTGCGAAAAGTGGTTGAGTGCTGGTTCACCAGATGTTTCTACCGGCTCTTATGGGTACATTCGTGCTGAAATGAAAAGGCTTGCCACTTTAAATCAACCCGCAGATGCCCTTGATGCAGTGAATTTATTAATGACTACAGGAAGTGCATGGGAAGATACGATTGGTGAACTACGGGAAGAATATCGTGGAGTTGGTAAATCAAAAGCGACGATGGCACTAAATGCAACAGAGATTAATGATGCTGTTGCTGAAGCCAAATCATTACTAGAGTCATTATAATTGATAAATATATTTGGGAGATAGGTCATGCCATTAGCCGCAATTAAATCGTTCGCCAAGAAGACAGGTAAATCTGAGGCAGAGATAGAAAAATATTGGAACGAAGCCAAGGAAGCCGCAAAAGGAGAAAAGGCTAAAGGGGATGATGCCTTCTATGGAACTGCTATGAAGATATTGAAAAACAAACTCAAGAAACACGCTGGACTCAGCGAAGAACGTACCACGTTTGCTGAATACCTGAACCCCTTAACACAGGTAAGCGAGAGCACGGAGGATATAGATTTTATCGAATCTTTTATCAAAAAGGGTCGTGCAGTTGAAAAGGGATTCACCGAAAAGGATGCCGACTCCAAAGAACTTGAGATGGGTATTAAGGTTGAATACGAGCACACAGACAACAAGGAGATATCCAAACGTATAGCACTAGACCACCTTGCGGAATGCAAAGACTATTACACCAGACTCGCTAAGATGGAAAAAGAGTGCGGGGTTGAGGATTAATGGCAAAACAACATTATTTCTATAACGTCATGCGTAAGACCATTGTTCAATTTTTGGACATGTTCAACGATATTGTTATAGCACGATATAATCCCGATACGGGCGCAGTTATTAAGTATGTCAGTGTACCACTAAAGTTTGCTCCGAAGACGAAGCAGTGGTACTGGACAGAGCTTAGAAATGCCGATGACAGACGTGACCAAGTACTTCCCATGATGGCAATAGATATGGAGAGCGTTGAATTTGCTCGTGACCGTCAGGTTAACAAGAACCACAAAATAACCGCTTGGAATGATGGCAACGATACCAGCCAAATCTACACACCAGTTCCATATGATTATACATTTAATGTACAGATTGCTGCTGAATACATGGTCGATATCACACAAATCGTTGAACAGATTTTTCCGTTCTTCACACCAGAAGCATACATACGTATCACGATTCCAGAGTTAAACATAGAGGGTGAGAATCCTGATGGTGCCGCAGGTTTTGGAAATCTTGACCTAAGAGTGGTATATGAAAGTTCGTCAAAGGAAGAACCAGTTGAGATAGAGGAAGCAAACTTCAGAGTTATTATATGGACGTTGACCTTCAAGGTACAGGGATATCTGTTTACTCCTTTACAGGAGGGCAAAGCAATACACAAAATTTCTTTGAATTACTTTCTTGATGATGACGCATGGAACAGTAGAACTACTGACAATTTGATTGGTGACCCCGGTACTGCTACTGTACAGGGCGTTGGGTCTACGACACTAACACAACAAGAAATTGATGACCTTGAAGTGGTCGATGATTCTGTGAAAGAGATGTATAAATATGAACACTATGAGTAATAAATGAGTATACAGAATTTAAATAAATCTACACCCACAAATTTTGAGTTATCATTTCCTTTGATTCCAACTGAATCCGACTTACGTGCGTTAGAGGGATTGACAATGAATATTCATGGAACGGTTATACCTTCTATGACACTAGAGACAGCCGATGTTCATTGGCAGGGTGGTGTGGCTCATTATGACATAGGCTCATTGACCTTTGAGCCGTGGTATGTAAATTTCACCATAGACTCAGAGTTTGACAATTTTAAAAAATTATATAAATGGCTAACTTTTATAAATAATAACAAGGATAGATTTGGTAGACCAAGAGATGAATATAAGGTCGATGCTGTTCTCCGAGTACTTAACAATTTCAAACAGGAAATTATGGTAGTTGACATAAGGAATGTTTGGATAAATATGTTAGGGGAGATAGCACTTACATACCGAGAAGGTGATGTGAATCTCGAATCCCAAGCAAACTTTATATACGATAGATATGAAATAAGGAATATCTAATTTAGGAGGAAACACAGTTATGGCTTTTTATTTGTCTCCGCTTGTAGACGTTAACGAAATTGACCTATCTACAACGATTCCCGCTGTTGCAACAAGTATTGGTGTTATTGCATTACGTAACACATACAAAGGCGCAGAGGGCAAGCAAACGTTCGTTACAGACGAACAAGATTTAATCAGGGCTTTTGGAGAACCTGAGAGCGTTTCATATGAGGATGTTTTATCCGCACTTGGTTTCTTAAAGTACGGTAATAAACTATATGGAACCCGTGTAATGTCAGATGATGCCACACTAGCTGGTGTTACCATCCCTGTAGGCTCAGGTCTTACAGTAGATATTGATACAATTGCAGACGGCGTTGGCGCAACAACTGGCTCAATAGTTGGTGGTTCGGGTTACTCTGATGACACTGCTGTTGCAACCACAGGTGGTACTGGTACTGGTTTGACAGTTGATACAACAACCGTAACTGGTGCAGTAACAGTTGTCGCAATTAACGCTGGTGGTACTGGATACACAGCCGCAGACGTTCTTACAATCACTGGTGGTGGTGCAGATGCTACATTCGTCGTTTCCACAATCTCTGACGGTGTAGTTACTGCCGTTACCATGAACACTTCCGGTACTGGGTACTCTGATACTCAGGTGGTAGAAGTTACTGGTGGTTCTGGTACTGGTCTTACAGTAACAGTAACCGACTCAAACGCTGATGGCGTTCCTGAGTCAGTTGCAATTGCTTGGGCTGGTTCTGGTTATGCTGTAGATACAGACATAGCAACATTCTCTGATGCTGATGCATTCGTGCATGGTGGATATGGACTGGAAATTACAGTTGATGATACTGGTGATGGCGTTCTTCAGGACGCAGAAATTTCCATCAAAGAAGCTGGTATCGGCTTCGTCGCTCTTGATGAGTATGTCGTTCAGGGTGGAAACCTTGACGGTGTTATCGTAATCGACTCCGCTGATAGTGATGGTGTTGTTACAGGAATTTCAGTAAAACCTGCAACTGGTGGTACAGGGTACCTTGATGGTGATTACACTGTACTCCCTGATTTCGACTACGACTTGCCTACAATGACTTTGGATGACCTACCAAGTGGTGACCCTGATGATTTCGGTGATGATGTTACAGTAACAACTGCTGGTGATAAAATCTGGGCTATTGCATCTTCACGTGGCATGTGGGGAAACAATGTCAAGATTGCCTTCCTTGACTACGCTACACAGCGTGACATGCTTACAGGCGTTCTTGACCCCGATACATACGTTGATGGTGGTTCATTTGAGCAGTTCGCTGGCGTTGACAGTGTTCTTGATAAGAATGTTGCCATTAGCGGTGACCCAAATGGCTCCAAGGATTTCTTGGTTGCGGTTATGGTAAAAGACCAGAGAAAGACTACATACGTACTAAAGGAAATCTTCAACGTTACCACTGACCCAGATGAGCTTGATGATGGTGGTGATAAGAGATTTGTTGAGGACGTTATCAATCAACAGTCTAACTACATGCGTGTCGCTGTTGACGCTACAATCATTGATGAGAACTTCGACCCAACATTGGTTAACGATGGTTGGTATCAATTCAAGGGTGGATTCAATGGTAACCTTGGCGTTGATGATGCAAGTATCATCGAAGCATACCAGTTGTATGAAGACCCTGAGACAATTGATGTTAATATCATCATTGACTCCAATAAATCCGAAACAGTCAAGTCTGCATTGGTAACTTTATGCGAAGACCGTCTTGATTGTATGCTTACTGCTGACTGCCCGAAAGAGTTGGTGGTAAATAACAAAGGCAATGAGACTGTTGACCTTCGTGATTGGAGAAACGGTACCGGTTCCTTCACAACAACAAACTTTAATGAGAACACTTCCTATGCCGCGCTTTATGGTAACTGGCTAGAAGTTTATGATAAGTACAACCAGAAATATCGTTGGATTCCTGCTTCCGGTTACATGGCTGGCATCTATGCACGAACTGATGATGTTGCAGAGCCGTGGTTTGCTCCTGCTGGTCTGAACCGCTCAGTCCTTACAGGCATTCGTAGATTGGCTTGGAATGCGAAACAGGGCAACAGAGATATTCTATACAGCAACGGTATCAACCCAATCGTGTCCTTCGCTGGACAAGGCAAGGTTGTTTGGGGTCAGAAGACAATGCTTGCAAAGTCTTCCGCATTTGACCGCATTAACGTTCGTAGATTGTTCATGGTTCTTGAGAAAGCAATCAGTACTGCCGCTAAGTACTTCTTGTTTGAACCAAACGATACAGCGACACGAGTACTTCTTGTCGCAATGATTGAGCCGTTCTTACGTGATGTTCAATCAAGACGTGGTATCTTTGATTTCAAGGTTATTTGTGACGATAGTAACAATACCCCTGAAAGAATTGACCGAAACGAGTTGTGGTGCGATATTCTTATCAAGCCTACCCGTACCGCTGAATTCATTGTCTTGAACTTCGTTGCAACCAAAACTGGTGCATCGTTTGAAGAAGCGGCACAAGCAATTTAAGTAAGATGAGGGGGTGGATTTCCACCCCCATTATTAGGAGGATATAAGATATGGCTTTCAACATAGACGCAATGACAGGTAAATATTCTGACTGGATGCGTAACTATTTGTTCTACTGTAAGGTTGTGGGGGTTCCTGCTGGTGTCGATTTGGACAGCAATCACCCTTACTTGGTAACGTCAGCTAATATGCCTACACAAAACATTGGTCAGGCAGAAGCCGTTTATCAAGGCAACACCTATAAAGTAGGAACGACCACAGAGTTCGAAGATTACACGATTACATTTCGTGCTGACACCGAGCATAAGCTGAGAAAGGAGTTTCTGAAATGGGCAAACTTGGTTCATAATCCAGTTACAAACGTTCACGGTACACCGGTAACATATCATGGTGAGATTGCCCTTGACCATATTGGCACAGATGGTCAACCAAAGATGAAGTATAAATTCGTCAAAGTTTGGGTTAAGACTGTCGGTGAGGTTACATTGGATTACACCAATAAAGAATTTACAACCTTCCCAGTCACATTTGCTTACCAGTACCACACAGTTGATGATGTCGCTGGTCAGACAGGTGGTGGAACAGGATTAGAAGGACAGCTTTAAGATTAAATTATATGTGGAGGTAGCTAATGAGCGACCCTAAACTTGTTGCGGAATCCCCGCAAGACCGTGAGCGCAGACTTGCGGAAACACCAGTGGTAGAATCAACTCAGCCGATTGATATCAAAACGTTTCTTAATGTGTATGAGTTTGAGACTACCCTGACAGGAAGCGGTGAGGTAATTAAATTTAAACCCGTAACCACCGGTCAGATGAAAAAGATGTTGGCTTATGAGCAATCCGATAGTCCTGAAGAAATAGAACAGGCATTAGATGAGCTTATTACTGACTGTGTAATTTCTCCCGATTTCGATATTGATGAATTATATTTACAAGACCGTTTCGGTTTATTGCTTGATATCAGACGCAACACCAAAGGAGATGGTTATAATTTTCAGTGGAAATGTCCTGTGTGTAGTCTTCCTCAGCCAGCATCTACAACAATTAGCAGTCTTGAGGTTGTAGAAACGAAGGAAACGGAAACATTGATTGACATTTCCGATAATCTTCAAGCAAGTTTTGTTTTTCCCACAAGAGGGGTTCAGAGAAAGGCGTCCGAAGTTGTCAAAGCTCTTGGAAAAATGAGTGATACCGAACGACAGTATGAGATGGGATTATATATGTACTCAATGTGCATGATAACATTTCACACTCCAATTGGCAAAACACAACCAAGTTTGGAAGATAAGTATCACGTCATAAACAACTCTGGAATTGCCGTATTAGAGAAGATTAAAGAGTGGATGACGCAAAATGATTTTGGTGTAGCTTTTTCTGTAGACGTTAAGTGCACCAACCAAGAATGCGAATTTGAACACAACATGGAGATACCAGTTACCGATTTTTTCGTCTAATGTTTGTCTTGTGTAGCGACTGTGATATGGACAGTCTAATCAGAGAGCAATATTTCTTGGCTCGTAGGGCAAACATAAATTTCGCAGAATCACAAGAAATGGCTGACTTCGAGAGGGTAATGTTGGTGGGTATGTTATCAAAAGACCTCAAAGAAGAAGCTGATGCATATAAAGACACGACTAATTAAATTCTTAGCGAATTGACGCTAATGAGGCTCACGTGGGTCTGAGATTGATAAATATTCTCAGACCCATTTTTATTATCAGGAGATTGATATGGCAGACAAGACAGCCGAAGCACTAGAAAAAGAAATCAAACGACTTTCCAAGGAGATTCAGGATAACAAGGAATTATTATCCCAAGCTAATGGTCTGTCCAAACAGATTCTTGAGGGTGTAATTGGCGGCACTCAGAAGAAGTTGGATACTGCCGTAAAGAGTCTCGAATCAATAGACAAGGACAACAAGGTAGTTATTCAGGAGCAGAAGAAGACCGAACAAAGAGCCAAAGAGATGAGTATTGCTCAGGAAAGCACCAAGTTATCTGTTGATTCTTTGAAGAAGATGCTGAAAGCTGGTCGAGACAAAACCATCAAGCTTGAGACAGAAAAGGTTATTGCTAGTCAGGTTGAATCCCAGAAACTCCAAGCAAAAATTGATGAGCAGCTTGAGCAGAACAGAAAAATAGAAGAACTATTGACTACGGCGCAGAAGCAAGACTTCGGCAAGGTAATGACTAAAATTTCCGAGAGGATTGGTCAGGAAATTGCACAGAAGCGCGAAATTCAGGGTAACTTCACAGCATATCTTGCAGAGAATAGAAATCTTTTACAAGCCATCAAAAAAGACACGAAAGGTGAAGCCCTGCAAGCGATGATTCGTGAGATGGCATTGGCATTACAGAAAGATGACACCTATAAAGATGAGTCTCTTGAAGCATTGGAAGCTCTGGTCGAGAAGAACATTGATGTCGAAAAGGCAGTAACCAGTGCTAGTGATGTGTTCTATGGGGTAAAGAAATCCCTGTCTGATATGAAGGATGGAATTCTTGACACTTTAGAGAAATCAAAGATTGGTGGATTGTTTACCGCAGAAATGCGTGAGCATTGGAAGTCTGGATTTGACCAGATAAAGGGTGTGGTTGCTCATCATATGTCCGAGATAATGAAACCTATTGAGATTCTTCTCGGACCAATCAAGGCATTTATCAAGGTTGGTATGATTCTGTACAAGATGTTAAAGAACAGAAAACCCACTCCGATTGAGTCGAGAACAGCACACTGGCAAGATGCCACAAAGAGTCTCTTCGTAGAGATGAACAAAACTCTACATAAAACTTTTATGTCAGACAAGAAGAGACTTGATTTGCTTGAGGATATAGAGAAGAAGAAAGACAGAGAAGTTGAAAAAAAGAAGAGTAGTCTCCTCGTGGGTATCGGTGCTTTGTTGGCTGGTGTTGTTGCTGGATTTGTAGGACAGGTTCATGCCGCATTCAAAGGTATCATAAATCCGTTGATGTGGTTGGGTTCCAGTCTTGATAAGGGAGTGATGAAGATTGCCGAATTCTTGAGTAAATCTAAGATAAAAATCGTATCATTCTTTGGAGACACTTTCAAGTGGATTCGTGGACTTTTTACGAAAGTGGGTAATTTCTTCTCCAAAATAGGCAAGTGGTTCACTGGCGGTCCTTTGGGTAAATTCATGTTCCGATTAGGTAAAGTTTTTGGAAAGGCAATCCAACCATTAATGATTGCGTGGAATCTATTCAAGGACTTCGGTAAGATGGTTGAAATGTGGAAGACAGAAGGTGGATTCGCAAAGGTGGCAGGACAGATTGGCGCAAATATCATGGACGTTATCCTTCAGATTCCAGAGTGGGTTATTAATGGAATTCTAAAGCTCATGGGTTCAGAGTTCAGTGTTGATTTCGGCAAAGAAGCGATACTGAAAATGATAAGCGATATGACCAGTGGGCTGTCCGACATGATTTGGAATTGGTTTGGCACTGACGGTACACAGAAGACGGGTTCGTTTGGTGCAGACTTTGACCCCGATTCATATCCAGAGGTATCAAAAGCTGTTGATGATAGAACAGCAAACAGAAATGTGGCAGTGGTACAACAGGCATTAACCGAAAAGAAGAAAGCAGACAATGAGAAGGCGGCTGCGGTGGAGTTGAAACAAAGTA